GTCAATTGGCGCGCCTTGATCGCAAGATCATGGACAAGTTGAGCTCGACCAACCTTCGTCAGGAACTCTTTGTACTGTTTCAGCATCTTATCGTCTGCGGCGATGCGCTGTTTGAGATCGTGGATGAATACAATTTCCGTGTTCATCGACTCGACCAGTATGTAGTCCAGCGCTATCCCGATGGCCGCGTCAAGCGCATCATCCTGCGCGAATGGGTCGATCCCGATGCCGTTCCCGACGACTGGCCGAAGATGGACGACATGGACGAGGAGTACAACGGCAGCGGACCCACCGAGGACCACAAGCCGTTCTTCACCGAGATCGAGTGGGATGACGACCTCAAGAAGTGGGAGGTCGAGAAGGAGTACTGCGGGGTCATCGTTGACTCCGGCACCTTCGAGATCTGCCCATACGTTCCCCAGGTGTGGTCGCGAGTCGCAGGCGAGGACTACGGTCGATCGCTTGTCGAGGAGCATATCGGTGACATCCGAACCCTCGAGGCCATCAGCAAGGCTCTTGTCGAAGCCGCCGTGGCCAACTCCGAGTTCCGTATTGGAGTCGATCCAAGCGGCATCACGGAGGTGCAGGACCTTCAGGACACCGAGAATGGCGACTTCGTCCCTGCCCGTCAGGCTGATGTCTTCCCGATCCAGCTGCTCAAGCAGGTGGATCTCGGTCCAATGGTCGCACTTCGTTCTGATCTTACCCAGCAGCTTGGACGGACGTTCCTGCTGCAGTCGTCGGTTCAGCGGACAGGGGATCGCGTCACTGCGACAGAGATCCGCGAAGTCGCGCAGGAACTCGACCAGACTCTCGGCGGGATCTTCTCAGGTCTTGCCCGAGACATCCAGATTCCCATCGTCAAGCGAACCATTGTCCTGATGGGTCGCGACAAGTTGATCCCCAAGGAAATCCTAAAGCTCATCGAAGGCAGCGGCCCGCTGAACCTCAAGGTTCGTACGGGACTCGAGGCCCTCAATCGAGAGGTAACCAATTCCCAGCTTGCCCAGTGGGCGGCTGTGATCCAGCAGATGCAGCCCGTGGCTCCGTACATCGATTGGTATGGGTGGGCCATCAAGTGGACGTCGTCGTTCGGACTCGAGCCCGTGGGTCTTGTCAAGACTCCGCAGCAGCTCCAGGAAGAGCAGCAGGCGCAGGCACAGCAGTCCATCCAGCAGATGGCGGCAGAGCAGACCGTTACCAGCCTCGGCTCCATGGCCGAGATGGGTGCAGAAAAGGCAATTCAAGGTAGCACACAGTGAGCGAATCTAACGAAACCCCCGAAGTGGACGTCGAGTTGCAGAAGGTCGAGGCGTTTGCTCGAAGCAATCCAAGCAATCTTCCTCCTCAGTACAACAGCGATCCGGAGAAGTTCATCAAGTCGTGGAAGGACATGCGTGCCGAGATCACGCGCCTTCAGCAGGCTGGCAAGTCAAAGCCACAGATCGAGCAGGAATCGATTCCAGTCGATGTGCCTGATGCAAAGGCTCCAGACAACCTTGCGATTCCAAACAAGCCAGAGGCGTCAAAGCCAACGGATGAGGAATGGCATCGTTGGGGGCATGAGATCCACACCACTGGATCCATCTCTCCTGACACCAAGGAGCAGATCAAGACCAAGTTCGGCATTCCCGATCAGGTCGTGGATGCATACATCGACGGCATCAAGGCGCGTCAGCGTCAGCTTGCCGAAGAGGCGGCAAAGGTGGTGGGTGGAGCAGATGAGCTCAACTCTATCATCAAATGGGCGTCTGAGAACCTTGATGAGGCCGAGCGGGAAGCTGTCAATAATTCCCTCAAGTCTCCGGGCTGGCACAATGTCATCCTTGGTCTGAAGGCTCGTCGGCAGGCCTCTAACACCGAACCAAAGACGAGAATTTCAGCATCATCCGGTGTTCCTGCGAATACCAAGCCCTTCTCCACATCAAAGGAAATGGTTGCAGCTATGCGGGATCCACGCTACAAGTTTGATACTGAATACCAGCAGATGGTCCAGGACCGTGTCCGGGCCAGTGGAGCAATGAAGAATGATTGACGACATCAAGAACCTCTTAAAGAACCGTCCGTATTTCATCGTGGCGGCTGTATGCCTTATTGTTTGCGCCATCGTGCTTACTACCCTGCAGGGTTGCAACATGGCTTCTCTGATCAAGGTCGACGTGCCTCCTGCCATCGTTGCTGCAGTCGATGCTCCAGATCCCGTGACTCTTGACAATGTCAACATGGTCTGGGAGGACTGGAAGCGGTACGTCGAGAGCAATACCAACAAATTCGAGCATTCCATCAGCAACGCTGAAGAGCGCTATGCTGTCCTTAGCCAACTCACCGACATCGGCCTGCGAACCATCGAGGGCGAGGTGAGTGGCGTTCCCGGCGGAACCATCCTTCTTAGCGCATTGGCGCTTGTTACCGGTGTGTTCCTCAAGCGTCCTGGTGAGGACGCTAGGGTTGCCAAGGAGAAGGAAGATTCGTACAACAAGGGACTCGAGGTCGGTTCCTCCATCACCAAGACCTGACGCGCGGTTCGCCGCGCTGGCCAATCATCTAAGCAGGATCCCGTTGATCGGGTGTGCGGGTATCGAATCCCGCTTGGCCTTTCCAAAGCAGAGACCGTCCAGACCCCGCATGGTGCGGGATAATCAGGAGACGACAATCAAAGCAGAGGCAACACGCAATGAGTTAGATTTAGAAAGAAAGAAAAATGGCAACTACCAACCTGATCCGCTTTGGATCCAACTTCGCTAACACCACTCCGACCCCTTCGGACATGTGGCTTCCCGTCTACGGCGGCGAGGTCATCACCGCCTTCCAGGAGTACAATCAGTTCCTGGACAAGGTCAACTACAAGACGATCACCAGCGGAACTACCATGAAGTTCCCCGCCACCTGGAAGATCGGCTCCGAGTACCATGAGGCTGGTACCGAGCTTCTCGGTCTCGATGTCGAGACCAAGGAATACTCGATCAGCCTCGATGATCGTCCGCTTGTCGCCCACTTTGAGGTGGATGACATCGATATCGCGATGTCGCACTTCGATGTCCGCAACGAGCTTGCCTCCGAGACCGGTCGCGAACTTGCGCGTCAGATGGATCGCAAGATCGCTGCACTCCTGATCAATGCCGCTCGAGTCGGAACCGATAGCGGTTCGAATAGCTTCCCGGTCGGCGGTAACACCATTCTTGGTGCCAGCACCACCCGCGCCAACGCAGATTACACTGGTTCTGGAACGTGGAATACCGAGCGAGATGCAGCCGCCCTTGTCGAGGACATCGGTCTCATCTGCGAGAAGATGGATGCCAACGACGTTCCCGTCGCGGATCGCTGCGCGATCGTCAATGTTCCTCTCTACTACGCCCTTCGCAAGCTTGGTCTTCCGTACTACGCTAGCGGCGTGCAGAACATGACCACGCAGGCTTTCTGGGGTCGTAACGACAGCGGATCCGCTGGCCCCCGAATCCAGGATAGCCAGGGCTATCAGGCGCCCATCGATGTCCTCGGCGTTCCTGTCTATTGCTCGAACCACATTCCGTCGTCCAACATCACGACCGGTCCCGCCAAGTATCGTGGTAACTTCGCGCTTACCGGCGGAGTCGTCTTCCAGAAGAGCGCCATTGCGGTGCTTCAGCTCATGGGCATCCAGAGCGAGAAGTTCCGCGACGTTCGTCGTCAGTCGGACTTCATGGTCTCGAAGATGCTGATGGGCGGCGGCGCGCTTCGTCCGTACTGCGCCTTTGAAATTGCCTCGGCGTAATAGCTGATTAAAATAATAGAACAAGGGAGGAGGGACTTTCCCTCCTCCCTTAGTTCAACTGGAGATTATCATGCCAGGAATTTATGGGTCCATGAAGGCTCCCATGTTTATCAATGACGTTGTTCTTGGAAAGGGCAGCGTCGACTTTATCCATCTGGGTGACTCCAATACTGGTTTTATGGATGGTGGAGAGGTTGTTGCTGGATATGTCGATGGTTTTGCATATGGAATGGAGCTTCAGCGTCCTAATTCCATGTTTGCAACTCCACTCTACCATATGAATGCAGCAGGCGGCAGTGCGTTTGGGTATAAGACAGTTCAGGGAATGATTACCGATCTTAACGGCGCCAATGTAGCCAATTCCGGTGCTCTTAACCAAGGCTTTTCAGGGACTCCTGCCAACTATCCATACGAAATTAATCAAGCTAGGCTTGCGTTTGGCTCTGGTCTTAAGATCTGGGGCAACGTCAACGTCACGGGTGTTGAATGCCTGTGGCGTGACAGCGCATTGACTGCAGATTCTCAGCGCTGGGCTAACTTTTCAGCTGGAATCTATATTGATTCCGATTGTCCTATTGGGCTTTCCAACGAGTTGAAGTTGCGTATTGTAGGCGCAAAGATGCCTACTGCAACCTCTACTTTGAAAATTACAGCCAAGGATAACGGAGCTCCGGATACTGTCTATCTGAATTCCGTTGCCATGTCCTTTCAAGGAACGGCAAGCGAAGATCCAATTGTCCACCGCTCTCTCACTATTCCAGCCGCCTCCCGATCTGTAAATCTTGCGGTATATACCGCAGGTGGCGGTGTAGGCGTTACAAATGGATGGGGCAACCCAATTGCACTGGGACTGATGTCAATCAGCACTGCAAAGAAGGGTTGGGCTAGCAACTGTCTTTCAAGCTATGGCGGAGCAACTCTCAATGATATCCTTGGCGATGTCGTCTCCGCTCCTACCAATTTTCTTGTAACCTACTTCAAGGAAATTATCCTAAGGCAGACTCTCAGCTCAGGTCTTCCTTATGCCCGAGCCATTGTAACCATCAATGCCGGTCAAAACGGTAATGAATCAAACGCCAATAATTATTGGAGTAAGGTTTCAGGACCTGGTATTGCAAAAATCAAGGCATGTTGGATTCTTGCGGGTGGACGAGCTGAAGATCTAGCCTTTATCTTCATGACGTCGCATCAAATTCAGTCAACCGATGGCGATCGCGATGCTCTTCGATCTGATTCAGATTGGGCAGCCACTGCCGCTGCGTCCTATGCTAATGTCACGTCCGTAAACCTAGCTAGCATCGTTAGCTGGGCTGAAATGACTGCAAACTCTAATCAAGCTTTCAATGCAGGTGTGCTAGGAGATCCGCACCTGTCTGAGTTTGGTTTTAATCTTATTGGTCAAAAAGTAATCTCCGCACTACGAAACGAGTATCTTGTGGCTTCTTCTGTCAATACCGTCAATCCCACCACCACCTATGCGTCCTATGCCCCGGATTTCCGTGGCGAAACCCAGCAGCTGTATGTCACTGCTGTGCTTGCAGCGTCTGGAACCGTGACCCTTCCTAAGATCGAAAGCTTTCCTGCTTCGTTCCTTGTGACGTGCCAGGCCGATACGGCTGGTAACTCCCGTCATGGAATCATCACGGCTCACACTGCGTCTCTCGTGACTGCTTTTGGAACCAATGTTTCCACCTCTGCAGCTGCGCAGACCATTGTGCCTACTATCAGCAGCGGCACCATCACCCTTACTGCTAACTCTACTTTTGGCGGTGGTACCAATCCCGTCTACGTTACGCGTATTGGTTGATTAAAGACCCCATAAGGGGATTTCGCTCCCGTCCCTGCAGGTCTAGCGGCCTGCAGGGATTTTACTTTAATAGGAACAAACAATGGGCGCACTATCAAAGCTTGACGCAGTAAACCGAATCCTCCGTGCATCTGGCGAATATCCAGTGTCGACCCTTGCCGTCACTGGTTCCAACGACGTGACTCTTGCAGTGCAGACGCTGGATGAGGTCGCGATCCAGGTGCAGATGACCGGTCTTAACTGCAACACCGTCACCAAGGACTATCTTCCCGACATCAACGGTAAGATCTACATTCCAGATGATACCCTTGCTGTTGACACCATTGGAAACGACTATGGACGCAATCTTGTCCAGCGTGGTCGCACTCCTACCTATCTGTTCGATGTGGACAACAACACCGATGTATTCACCATCGGCACTCCTGTCCATGTGAAGATCACCACTTCTCTTGAATTCGAGTCGCTTCCCACTGCCGAGCAGTTCGAGGTTGTCGACATGGCTGCTCGCATGTACCAGATGGCCACTGTTGGAGAAACGTCACAGGACAAGCTTCTTCAGGAAATCGCATTCATGTCTCGAGCGCGCAGCCGAGCTGCCGATATTCGATCGCGTGATGTCTCGGCATTCACCAGCAACACCAAGAGCACGTGGCCGTACATCGGCGCACGCAGGCTCCAAGGACCATTCTGATGCTACAGCGCATTGCAATTCCAGACTTGAATGGAGGAGTCAGTCGACAGCCCGATGGGCAGCGGTTTCCGAATCAGGTGGAGGAAGCCGACAATGCACTTATGCACTTCTCAACAGGTCTTGAAAAAAGGCCGGGAAGTGAATTGATTGCCGACATCACCGATCTTCCAGGAAATGTCAAGGTGCACTGGATCGAGCGATCCAATACCGAACGGTATCTCCTGGTGTTCAGAAACGACGCTACTGATCCAGTGTCGGCATACGACATTGACGGAACACCCTTGACCGTCACCTATGATCCAGTTGGCGATACCGCGCTGCTAAAGGCTTACCTCGACACCAGTCCTTCAAATATCAAGGCTATCAGCATTGATGACACGACTATCGTCCTCAACAAGACTGTAGTAACGGCTGTCGAAACCTCTACAGCATCGTATCAGCACGCTTCCAAGAACGTGGACGATAAATCAAATTCGCATCATAAGCCAAACTGGGGTGAGTTTGAGCTGCCACCCACAGCCAATGGTGAATATTGGTATGCCGTTGACGATGCACTGGGACATCCAGCTGGATGGTATCAGGGTATTTCAACGACTTCACAGCCGTGGTACAAGCGTGTTCGATCTCCATACGCAGGATCGACCTTGAAGCCGGATACGATGCCTATCCGCATCGTGATAAAGCCAGGAACCCCCATTGAGTTCCAGATCAAGTTTTGTCCGTGGGAGCCTCGATATAGCGGCGATAGTCAGACCAATCCTAGCCCCTCCTTTATTGGAAAGGCTATCACTGATGTCTGTTTGCATCGAAATCGACTATGGTTCTCTGCTGGAGAGAATGTCGTTGGATCCCAGACTGGATCGTTCTACAACTTCTGGCTTGATTCATATGCAACCGTAATCGATTCAGATCCAGTGGATGTAAAGCTATCATCCACGCAGGTTACATCAATCCTGTGGATGACTCCATTCCAGCGAAGCATCGTCGTGTTCACGTCCAGTGGACAGCAGTACGAGATCCGTGCGCAGGATGCGATGACTCCGACCACGGTGTCCGTCATTCCATCCACCACGTATTCGTCTCCCGATGTTCGTCCTGCCGTTATTGGATCTCAGTTGTATTGGACGACTCCAAAGGGACCCTGGTCGCAGGTATATGAATACCTGACAGACGAAGGAGCGGCACAGAGCGTCGCAACCGATGCAACTGCCCATGTAGATGGATACATTCCATCAGACATCAAGGAACTTACCGCATCTTCCGCAAACGATATCCTGATTCTTCGTGGAACATCGGCTCTGTACATCAACTTCATGTACTGGCAGGGTCAGAAGAAGCTCCAGTCGTCGTGGTTGAAGTGGACATTTGATGATTGCCGAGTCATCCTCGGAATCCAGATCATCGATGATCATCTGTACATGCTAAGTCGAGTGACATGGGTTCCGGATGACATCTTCAGACTTGAAAGAATTCCTCTCAGAAATTCCGATGCCCTTCCCTCTTATCGACCTCGTCTTGATGCTCTAGTTGTCGCGACAGGTGGAACGTTCGATTCAATATCCAAGCGAACTACCTTTGTCTTGCCATTCATCATGCCAGACGCCAGCGAAGTGTTCCTTGGACCTGATTGGAATGAAAAAGAAGGCGTCCGATATGGAATTGCAACCCTGCTCAACGACTGGCCCAACACAATCATCGAGGTTGTAGGAAACCTCAGTGCCCATGACGTCTATGTCGGATGTCCATTCGACATGAACATCAAGATGTCAAAGCAGCACATCAGGGACCAAAATGGAGTGCAGGCAGTTGGGGCAATCCAGCTGAAGCAGTGCACTGTCCATCATCGAAATACCGGATACTTCACATTCACCGTGGATCCAAAGACCTCTCCAGCCAGCAACCGCGTGTACAAGTACACAGGAAAGTCGCTTGGAGCAATTGGATTCATCACCAGTCAGAACATCATCAGTGACAGGGATAGCCATAACTTCAAGGTGATGGGATCCAGTGGAAACGTGGATCTATTCATCAAGTCGGATAGCCCGGCTCCCCTCAACATCACTGGCGTGGAGTTCGTGGCTGACTTCGTTCCAAACAAGAGAAGCGCAGCGAGTACATAATGGGACCAGAATTCATTGTTCCAATGATTATCGCCTCCACTGCAACATCTGTGGCTGGAACGGCGTATACCAACATTCAAAACAAAAAGATCGCGGAATATCAGAACGCACAGCAGAAGGCAGCCTACGAGAAGACTCTGGCCGTCTCCAAGGCACAGGGAGCGATCACGGCAGCCGAGCGCCGTCGACAGATCCAGAACCGCTATGATGCCTATCGCGGCGCTATTGCCGTATCGGCAGCCGAGCGCGGAGCATCGCAGTCCCAGTCGACCTACGCCCTGACCTCGGCTCTTGGAATCCAGGCGGCGCGTGAGTCTGCCAAGGTATCTATGGAGCAGCAGCTTGGTCTTCAGAACCTAGCGATCAACGCCATGCCCCAGTGGCAGGTAGCCCAGTCGATGTCTCCGTTCCTCGCTGGAATCCAAGGAGGACTTCAGGGTCTTTCAATGGGCATGTCGCTGCAGCAGGGATTCACTGGTCTTGATTATCAGCGTCAGATGGCGACAGCTCAAGGTATTAAGCTACAGTAAAGGACAAACATGCCACGTGAATACCAGATCAAGCCGGGAACGGCTTCGCCGTCGCCCATGCAGTTTGGATCGGCTGACATCAACCTTCAGACTCCTCGGTTTGTCGCGCAGACTAACGTGGCTCCTAAGGAGAATCCGTTTGAAGCCCTTCAAAAGATTCTAGGACTTGCCACTGATATTGCCGGTCAGGCCATCTCTATGGAAAGTAGGGAGATCGAAGGCAAGATCAGCTATGCCAAGGCGGTAGAGGCCCAGCAGGCAAAGGCACAGTCAGAGGAGGCGGCAAAGTACGAGGCCCTGGCTCGTCTTAAGATTGCAGAGGCAACTACACCACAGGAAGCTGAAGCCGTAAAGGCCGAGGCGTTGGTTGGCAAGGAAGACGAGTCGGTGGCCATGACCACGTCTCGTTCACAGGTTGCAGCGGCTGCCCGTTCTATGGCTGAGTCTCTCAAGACAGCGCAGGAACGTTCAATTCTTGATTCAAACCGCGCTATATTTGCGTCGGAAGACACTCGAATCCAGAATGCGTTTGAAGCTGGAAATAGCAGAGATCTTGAGGGCATTGTAAAGACATATGCTGAAAAAGCAAGTTCTGCCAAGACAGCCGATGAGCAATCTTTGTGGAATAGTCTTCGAGCCAAGGCATTTGAGAAGTTGTCTCAGGTAAACGACAATGCGGAACGTCTGGCGTACCGAGATGAGCGTGCTGCAGCTGCAATGGCTGGAGGACTGACTGAGCAGCTAGCCCAGCCAATCATCAATGCATATTCAGCTAACATGGCGCAAAGCGAGAAGGACTTTGAAGGTTATTCCGATGAAAGTCTCTCAGCTGCCATGTTCGATGCGGTGAGAGATAGAATCCTTGAAGAAAATCCTGAATTGCTTGGAGTGTGGCTTTCCGGTACCGATACCGAACAGGCAGCAATCTCCGAAAGCATAGCCAAGTCTATTCAACCTGTTCTTGGTCGCATGATCTTTATCAGAAATGAGCGAAATGCCACTAAGGCACGGGAACTCACCGTTAATTCCTATATACAGGAATCAAGGGATAACGGCTTTGATCAGGCATATACCAAAGCTACTGCCATTAATCGATTAGATGGACAGACCAAGGATGCCGTAATTCGCGGAGTCACAAGAGCGGCAATTGAAAATCAGGAAACTGATATCGATAAGATTAGGGAGTCAGGTCGCATTATTGCAACCTATGGTGATCCAGAAGCAAACAGGATTGCCTATCGTCTTCAACGCGAGGCCGTTGAACGCATTGGACGAAACCTAGACATGGAGCGTCAGTCCATTCTAACCGAAGCCGATCAGACTGGTCCTGTGTTTCCAGTGGATGACGTGGCTGTTGGGTGGGCTAAAAAATTTCCAGACAAGGATTCATTCAGATCCTGGGTTCTGGAGACCAAGCTCGGAACCGATATCGATACATTTAGAAACAGCCCCAATCTTCAGAATGTATTCGATTCCCTGATGATCAAGATTGGAAATCAATATGATTCCGATGCATCCAAGACTCAGGTAAACATCCGAATTCAGGATGCCGAGTTTCGTCGCAACAATCCCGCTGCACGCAGAACAATGACAACCGAAGAGGGATGGCCAGTCTCTCCAATGTCGGTTGCCATCCAGGATGGATCATATAAGCGAATGAGTGAGCCTGAACTTGTAGACATGCTTCGGGATTCACTTGTTGGATACAGCAATGTAGCTGTTCCTACGGATCTTTCCAAGCATGTAATCAAGGGATATGACAATCCAGACAACTTTACACTAGTCAAGGCTTTCTGGAACATTCAATCCATTGCCAATGATCCTACCGTTAGGAATATGATCGATTCCGATTCCGATTACAGGGCATCGTGGTCAACCGGACTCTATCTTAGGCACCTGGACAGTTATCCTGAAATCTCAGGACAGACAACCGTTGCTTTGGCAGCTGAGTTTGCAAAGAACATCAAGTCCTATAGCAAACCAGAGGCTGGATCTGCCGAAGCCAAGAAGCGAAATGATATGCTTGGACAGGTGGTGTCCATGCTTGATTCCGGAGAATGGCTTGACACTGGATGGTTTGATATCTCTGGATACGATCCAAAGGATATCGTAGGAAAGCACATGGATCTTGGAAGCAAGACAAGAATGCTTGAGCTTGCTCCAATTGCAGCCAGCGCTCCAAACGCAACAGACAGATCGAAGTTTCTTGCCGATGTAATGCGAAACAATGGATATGAGATCTATTCATATTATAATGAAGACAGTACCAAACAGTTTCGTTTTATTCGCAATGTTCCTGGGTTGAACAAGACAACTCCGCTTCCAACGGCATCTGAACTGCATACTCGAAAATGGGATGCATATCTGGACAGCAAGAAACCTGTCATTGCGGATGTTCTTACAAATAGTCCTCAAATTGGCGTTGCATACAAGTATCGTCCAGAGGATATTGAGAAGATATACATTAATCCACTTGATGTTGATCTTAACCGAGGACAATGCGCAGTAAAGGCATTTGTCGGAGGTCGTTGGATCAACATCGATGCATATAGGTTTAGTCTCACCAAGGAAGACTACGAACTATGGGGCAAATCGCATGCTCCTACCAGAATGTCTGCACCAGTAGACATGACCATTAAACCAAAATTCTGATACCATGAGCACTTTTAACTTCAACACCGACTTCACGTACCAAAAGGACTTCGGTATCAGCTCCACCCCCACTCTTCTTAGCGGAGGAATGGGGCATTCACTACTTCCGAGGTTCATTGCAACACAGGTGGATCGATCCATCTACGGAGCTACCGAAGGTGGCGCCGGACGATGGATGTTCGGAGCCTGGCGCACTCCACAGCGGTGGGTGATCGACAGCATCAACGGCTGGGATCCTGACGTTGCTGGAAAAATCGATCCAGACTTTACGCCTAAGGATGCGCAGAACATATGGAACAGCACTCCCGATACGGCCAAAGCCGCTGTTCTTTACAAGGGCGGTAAGGCTCTTGTAGACGACATCATCAATAACTCCGTATCGGCTAATCACGCAATCCAGCGTATTACCGAGATTGAATCCACAGCCCGTGCGGCATATGCCATTGACCGATATGATGAGGATCTTGGATACCTGACATACGGAGCGCACAAGATGTTCTCCGGAATCGTCAACTATGCGGCATCGGATCCAATTACTACGATCTCCATGGTAGGCACCGGCGGTCTTGCGGCTGCTGGAGTCGGAGCCAGTGCCGCTGGGACCGCTGCAAGCCAGGCAGGCACCATTGCCAGCATTGCCTCAAAGTACAATAAGACCTGGAGAGCGGCAACGTATCTCTGGGATGGCTTAGATGGGGCATCCAGCGGATATTCGTCATATACGCAATTGACTAATGATGGATATCGAATCTACGGAAAGACCTACGAAAACAAGGAATCTCTGTCTACTTCAGTAGGTATCGGAGCATTGCTGGGACTTGGATTCTCAATTGGAGGCGATGCCGTCGGCTCTTTGTTTCGACGTCAGCTTAATTCGACAGGCAGCCTAACCGCTGTTGAGAACATGGCTGCATCGTCGGTTGAAGGCAACCTTGGAACAGCTATCGACCATGTCGCTCAGAGTCAATTCCGCGCATCCAAGAGTCGATTGGAAAAGTCATTGGATACCATCGTTGGTCCGGATAGCGATATCCGACGACTTCTGATGGATGATGATTCCCGAAATCGTCTTGGATACGGTGGCATTGAGGGAATGGATACCCTGTCAGATTGGGTTGAGAAGAACAAGCCAAATGCTTCTGAACTGAATCAACATATCAATGACATTGCTGTTGCAGCTGAACGCAACCGCCAAGCCGTGGAAGCATGGCAAGGAGAGGTTGAGGATTATGTTCTGAATGGCGGCGATCAGGGAATGTTCTTCAGAAAGAAGGCCTTTAATCTTCTCAGGACCCACATGGGTGATGAGTTTCCGCAATATCGATTTGTCATCGATTATCTTGAGGAGACCACAGGAGATATCCGATTGGTGGCCGAATGGATGGCACGTGGCGACAAGGATCGTGTGATCCGGGCCGTGAACGCCATCAACGCCAACAAGTGTATCAGCATTCTCCAGGATTCCGCCATCACAGGAGCCCTGGAGCGAATCTCTGCGCAGGGCATTGCCGCCGCTGCCGATGAGGCACAGCAGGCGATCAACCGCATCAATGACAACATCATCCAGGGTCGTTTCAGGGGAGCCGTCGAGATTCTCGATGATATGCACCAGGAGGTCACTGACCGCCACGGGCGTCTTCTCGGTGAAGTAGATGCAAACCTCAACTACCTAAACGATGCCCTGGATTCACTGAATAATGAAGCCTTCGAGCGTCTAGATCATTTCAAGGAAGCAATCGATTCGCTTCAGAAGATCAGGGCCAACATCTCCAATTCAACCATTGGAGGACGGAAGGCACGTACGCTAATCAATCAGGCCATGGATCCGGAGGCCGATAACGCATCTGTCATGCTGGCCATGCAGGATGTAGTGTCTGACCTGGTTCCTGGTCCTCGCCTTTCCGACCATGTCTTGGCTCTCAAGGAAGCGATCGATAAGTTTAAGAGATCTGAGGATCTGGTGTCCTCTTCTCTAGATGATGTTCGCAGAACGCGTCGGTCGATTATCTCAAAGACAACTACTGAAGGCCTTAATAGGACGATGTCAGAGTCGGGATCGTTTCCTCTCTGGAAATACGAAATCTCCGAAGCTGGATATCATGCTGTTCGTCGCAGCGCCGCCAGGCAGACGATGGCAGGAAATCGATGGAAGGTCGAGTTTGTGGATCGTTTTCTTGGAGAAGGAGCTGCAGATAAGGCTCTCAGTTCAGGCACCAGTCCAATGCGTCCTGTCCTGCAGTCTCGCAAGCCTATGGAGCGACTTACTGTCGATCAACAGTATGCTATTCTTCAAGAAGAACTTGAACGGGTTGCACCTGAAATTGCCAAGGTGAGGTCTGCATCAGTCGATATGCCTATCGATAGGCGCATCTCGGATGCCAAGGACACCATCGGTCGTCTTCAGACAGGACTCGATAATGCAAAGGCAATGCTGGAACGACGCCCGATAAAGGGAGATGCAGCCGGTTCAAATCTATCCAAGTTGATTGGAAAGCGAGAACGGCTGATCAAGCGCATGACCAACATGGTCAAGCGCATGGAGAATCAACTCCAGGGCCAGCTTGACGAGCTCAACAAGGATCTTCCAGACACCGCCGCCTTTACGGCTTCGGATGTCAGGTCCATGAGAGCCAATGAGGCCAGGGTTGCGCATACAGATGCCGCAAAGAAACTTGCGGAATGGTCTGCCAAGAATCCTGAGAAGATTGACTCCAAGGCGGCACGAAACCTACAGACAAAGGTTAGAAAGGCTGCCGCTGCAATTGGCAATGACACTGAATATTTGGCTCTTAATAGGGAAGTAGAGCTACTCAATGATGAGCTTGCTTCGGCTATCAAGCATGTAGAGGACCTTAAGAAGGCTGGATCTACCGATGCTGATCCAGTTCTCAAGAAGGCACTAGACAAGCATAAGTACCTGGAGAAGGAGCTGAACAAGGCCAAGGCCGCAATCGAAGCGATCGACAATCGACCGTCTATGATTAGGCGATCACATGACTTGAATGGCAATACCCCTCCAGTCAATGATGTGGTAGAACTGAGCCGACTTCGCGCACAGATTGGAATCGCTATCGAGATGGGAGAGAACGACTGGGCAGAAGAGCTCAATCGTCGTCTATATGCCAAATTCGGTGACGCCAACCGTCTTCCAAGATGGACGGCTCTTGAGGACTTCTTCCTCAGGACTCAGCGCGCCTCCATGAACGGCCAACCGGTGTCTGAACGACTTGTGGCTGTAAGCATGGATGGAAGGAACGTCAAGTTCTCTATTGCCGAGCAGACTCAAGACATAACCGTAAAGGAAGGAATTTCCGAGGCCGCCGCTGGCATTCCAACAATGCCTGAAACGCCATCTGGAAAAACACTTCGTGTTCCATCGGAGGAATCTAAGAAGGCCGCAAAAGCCATGCGCGATCAACAGCTGCTTGAAAAAGCGCTGGAAATCGACGCCGAGGCTATTGCAGCCAGGGTTCCAGGTCAGAAGATCAAGTATGAGACCGGAATCGTATCGTCTCCAATCGACGGATTGACGGCAAAGACACCAACCGCTTCCACCGCATCTGCTGGTGGAAAGGTGGATGTCTCGGATATTCCGATTGAAGATAAGATTCTTTCCTCGCTGCTTGTCAACGAGGCTCCCGGAGAACGAATCCTTGTAATGAATGAACTGCTTAATTCCATGGGACGCATCCCCGCGATGCGTTCTCTTGGACAGGTCTTGTTCAAGCTGCAGACAGCAGGAACTGGATTTGGACAGATTCATTCATCAAGCCGTATTCTCGATATGATGGTGACTGCATTCAACATGCTTGATCGTCCTGAGGCTTTGATAAAGAGCCTGGGATATAACAAGGCAGGAAGCAGGACACTGCAAAGCTTCAGGGATCAGGGACGCATAGCCGTCAATGAACTTGCTGTGGCTGAGCAACAGGCACGTAGGCTGGGTCACCTAACCGCAGAATCCAACGTACGTCTTCAAGACGCCCTGGATACAGGTGATGCATCGGCATTGAATGCCGGTGAACGTGGCATGTATGACATCACGCGTCGTCATTATGACGAGGTCGGACGTCGACTTGCCGATACCTATGGCGATGGGATCACGATCGAGAACTACCGTCCTCGAGAAGGAAACACAAACGCCATCCTGGCTAAGCAGACCGCTGCTCAGAATGACTTTACTACTGTGTACATGGAACGGATGCAGTCCTCTGGAGAAGCTCTTCCAGACGAACTTGCGGATCGCTTCGGTATTCCACGTGGAACATCGTGGTCTGCGTTGACTCCTGAGGAACATGCAACCTTCATGCCTGGACTCAGGGAATATTGTCATGGACTGTCAGCTGAGACCATTGCCAGGTTGACCAACTCCGTCACCGAAGATGGAGTAGGATTCAGAAGGGCTACAAGGACTCCAAACTCAAAGTCCGCAAGAAAGCTGGAGGATGCCGTTGCTCGCGATCCTAGGATTCGCAAGTGGTACATCCAGTCTCCTGTTCAGGAACACAAGCTGTACATGGAGATTCGGTCTCCCCAGATTCGTTTCGATGCCCAGTTGTCTGAAATGATCGGAACCAAGGCTACGTTTGATGACGTGATCTCGGCTCTGAAGAAGCATTCCATCACCATCAAGGAATCCACTATTAGAAGTGAATTCGACAAGGGTGTAAGGAATCTCGAGGACAAGTGGCGCTATCATACGGGACGGGCTCAGTATCGTCACGACAATATCCTGGATCCAGCCCTTAGGATTGGAACTGGAATCGTTCGTGGATCTGCTGGTTCGTTCTGGGGTCTTGCTGGGTTGACTACTGAAGTCCCCAGGGCCGTCACTGCGGCTAGGATGTATGGCGGAAGCGTACGTGAAGGCATCATCGATGTTCTTCATGCGCTGAGAAACGCCAATGATCTTGGAACAATGGAAGACATCGCACATGGTGTTGACCAATACTGCAGCCATGCCCATTCATCGTTTGGATCATCTGTTGGAACAAGCGTCTCGGAGCGATTCATCGCTCCATGGGAACGGTTCTGGCACGTGGCCTCTGGCGATGAAGTGATCACGGATGGCGGTGTTGCAATGAATCGGATCACAGGATCCGCCGTTGCATTTGCCGAGGCATATGGAGAGACTGGAATGCGTGCTGGAATGATGCAATATTTCTCAGGCGCTGCCCGGGTTGTTGCCGATCGCCAGGCAAAGAGGTTCATTACTCGCAGCATCGATAAGATGGATCGCCTGTCCAGTGCCCTGAAGGCAATTGGACCTATCCAGGAAAACACGGATATGGCCAGGAAGGCATTCAAGGATGCCTGCCAGGAAGCCGGTATTCCATACGATGTCGCCATTCAGATGAATCACGCCGGAATCCTCGATTCAGATGTGATTGCAGGTCTTAGGAACGGACTGACAGGACAGCAGGAAGTATTCAGCATGGGCCTGATGCGCGGTCGTGTCGATGACAAGACGATGAGCGCTCTCATGGATTTCCTTACCGCTGCTCATAACTTCCATGTTCCTACCTCTAGTCTTGCCACATCGGTTGCGGCCAGTTCCGCCATTGAGAAGCTGTTCTACAACCTAACGTCGTACAGCCGTGCGTTTGCACTCAATGTTGCATTCCGAACCGCGGCAAACGGTCGATTGTCGACCATGCTTGCTACATATGCGGCACTTATGATAGGTGAGAACATCTATCAAGGCATCCGCAACATTGCAACGGGAAAGACAACCCCCGATAAGATGAATGAGGAGTGGTCAGCAAATCCAGTTGGATATTTCATGGCAAACGCCGTGAAGACACCATGGCTTGGTGCCCACAACACAAGTGCTCTTGCCGCAGTAGAATCATTCACCGGAACCGGAGGTGTTTCCACAAGGGGCAACAACATCATCGGTCCAATCACCGATTCGTTCAGGAAGTTCTCTAAGGTACTGTATTCAGACGATAAGACAGGTGAACGAGACTGGTCGTTCTTCCAGACATATCCCCCAATTATGAACGCCTGGTACTCGAGGCTTATGATCGGTACAGACATGGAGCAATGATATATGGCATACTCATACGTAGAGTATGTCGGCACCGCTGGCGGCACCACCGGCCCGTTCTCATACGGGTCGGTGGCGCTGCTGGACGCCGACACGGAGTCCATCTCCACACAGATCAAGGTGTACAAGAACGGCACCTTGCTCACCTTGACCACAGATTACACGATCGATACGATCAACGAAGAAGTCACTACCAACGTGGCTATCTACAACACCGATATCCTTCGCGTTGTACGAGAGACAAAGTCGGATGCTCGATACGTCGACTACATCGATTCAACGAATGTGACTGCCGAACTTCTAGATCTCGATAGCAACCAGCTGTTCTACCTGATCCAGGAGACTAAGGATCTCACGACAGATGCCCTTACCAAGGGTGTTGATGGTCAGTGGAATGCCCAGGGACGCCGAATCGGCAACATGGCATCGGCTGTCAATGGAACCGATGCCGTCACGCTCAACCAACTCAGCGCTGCTGTAGTCGGAGCCCTTCCTGCTACCCTGTCTGGAATTGGTACCCTTGTCTATAGTGGAGACGGAGCCACCACCAACTTCGCACTTCCAGCGGCAATTTCCACGATCACCGATGCAAGCGATGTGGAGGTCTACATCAACGGACTGAGGCAGCGTCCGACCACCCACTATACGATTGTGTCTGGAAACGTGCAGATCACTCCTGCTCCTGGATCCAGCGATCGAATCATGCTGGCATATCCGGAGGGCACTGTGTCTGCCATGCTCACAGCCAACTCGGTGACTACCGCCAGCATCCAGGATGATGCGGTGACTCCTGCAAAGCTGAGCAATGGAACAAACGGACAGGTCCTGACGACCTCCGGAATCGATGTCGTATGGAGCAATGTCGCTCCTGCCAACATCTCCGGATTCGATGCACAGGTACAGCTCAGCCGTCTCGATCAGATGGCCGCACCGACTGCATCGGTGTCGGTCAACTCGCAGCGCATCACCAATCTAAGCTCTCCCTCTTCTGCAAACGATGCTGCCAACAAGTCGTATGTCGACAGCACTGTTTCTGGATATGTGCAAGCATCTTCTGGATCGGTTACTACCACTGGATCAAACAACGATATCATTGCACAGTTTACGACATCCATTGCAAATCTTGCCGGTGTTACGTTGACTGTTCCTGTCTACAATGTCACTACGGATACAACTCCAAACCAGTTCATTAACATCAGCTGGGCTATGGCATCTGGACTTTATGCAAACGATGCCTTGTCTGGAAACAACTACCCACTGCGGACTGTCCACAGAAGCATTAATGGAAACAACGATGCTTCCGTTCACACCTACTTTACACGTGGTGGGGCTACCAACAATACCCTTACTGTCAACATCGTAAGGCAGGGAACACCAGGTGGATTCAACTTTAAGGCTGGATCTACCGTGTATGCCGCATTTACCAAGGGAGCTAGCTGATGGCAACGGAACAGATTCAGACTAATCAGATCGCTGGGTTTACTGGAAGCGGTGCACGTACCGCCATGCAGGTTTTCACCCTTACAGGTGGAACAGCCGATATTTCTACCAATTCGTTTGGTTTTGTAATTGGTCCTGTAATGATTGAGCTGCTTGTCGGCACGTCCGATGTCAACGGCACGGCGGTTTATTCGGTTCTATGGAACAGCATGCGGTCGTTTAGTGGAAGCAAGACTGCTGACATTACGGATCGATTTGCAAGGGGTCCTGGAAACGGTGGCTTTATTAGAATGGCTGTAGACCGAATTGGAGGTGGTTTCGGACTTCGAATTAGTCGCCCCTTCGATGGAACGGATACAGCTCCTGACGGAACCGGTGTTGCAAGTTTTACGGCTCGCAACTGGCCGAATCCTGGAGTTCTTCGCGTTACGGTGTGGGAGGATACCACGCCATGAACGGAGACGACATCATCAAGTTGATGACCATGGTTGGTATTCCGGTCGTTACATCGGTGGTGTCCACCATGTGGCTGACCAACTCCAAGCTGGTACGCATGGAAGCAGAGTTACAGGCACTTAAGGAACTGTCGGACGAACGCTTTGAGCGTATCGACCGGCATGTTCACGACATCCGCAATTCCATGCACGCATTGACAATCCTCCTTGCAAAGCGAGGCGTCCATGACGAACAACAGTAAGGACGACAAGTCCAACGAGATGTGGCACCTCACCGCAGATGCCATCATCGATGCCATGAAGGATCCAGACCGGGTATCACCTGGCTGGGCTCAGGCTGCCCTCCGTTTCCTCAAGGACAACGGAATCCAAGCCTTGGATCTTCCCAATGGCAAGCTAGAGAAGATGCGCGAGATCCTTCCCTTCAAGAAGGTCTCCTAACGGATAAGGGGGTCGAAAGACCCCCGAATCCTTTCTAAGGCCCCTAGGATCGCATTACAGGCGTTCTGACGGTTTAGGGGTATCTCCGGAGGGGTCGGTGCTCCGACGTCTCTAATGCGAAATTCCCAGGGTACCATATGTCCGATAACGAATACACAGACATGCTGAAGGCCGACTTCAGAAACTTCGCCTTCAGGGCATGGCAGGTACTAGGCCTGCCGGCCCCGTCCGACATTCAGTACGATGTCTGCGAGTACCTGCAGTCGGGACCCAGCCGAAGGATGATCCAGGCAATGCGCGGCTTCGGCAAGTCATACCTGACTGCCACCTACACGGCATGGCGCCTGTACCGCAACCCTGACACCACGATCCTGTGCGTGTCGGCTGTGCAGACCCGTGCCCGCGAGTTCATCCTGCTTGTAAGGCGTCTAATCGATGGCATGGACGAGCTGCACCACCTGCGACCGGGGGAGTGGGACCGTGACGGCGCCGACCGGTTTGACGTCGGCTGCCGCACCACTCCGTCCAAGAACCCAAGCGTGGCGGCCTACGGCATCAAGAGCATGATCACGGGAACCCACGTCGACGTCATCATTAACGATGACGTGGAGATTCCGGACAACAGCCGTACGGTCGAGGCCCGGGACAACCTGATCCAAAGGCTCAGGGAATTTGAAAACATCCTCAACCCAGGCGGAGACATCATCTACCTGGGTACGCCGCAGACCGAGGATTCCGTGTACAACCGCCTTGCCCAGCACTACAGCTGCAGACGATGGCCGGCACGGTATCCTGATCCAAGCGACGAGCGGCGCATGGTCAACATCGCCCCGTGGATCGTGGACAATCTTAAGGATGGAAAGGCCGAGGTGGGAGACCCCACCTATCCCAGCTACTACCCAGACGATCTGCTGGTAGAGCGAGAGGCCATCATGGGCCCGTCCATGTTTGCCCTACAGATGCTGTTGGACACCACCCTCAGCGATGCCGACAGGTATCCCCTGAGGTGCAGCAACCTGATTGTGTGGGACATGGCGAGCAACATGGCCCCGATGAACCTGATCTGGGGCACGACGTATCCAAGGAACATCGAGTGCGCAGGACTTGCCGGTGACAGGTGGCACGGCCCCGTGCACATGGACCAGCGGTGGTCAGAGTTCGAGCAGACCGTCATGTACATCGATCCCGCGGGACGGGGAGAGGACCAGACAGGATACTGCATCGCCAGGATCCTGAACGGCATGATCCATGTCCCGGAGTGCGACGGCCTTCCAGGAGGCCATAGCGACGAGACGCTGATCAAGCTAGCCACCCTATGCAGCCAGTACGGCGTCAGCCAGGTAATCGTGGAAAGCAACTGGGGAGACGGAATGTACGCCAAGTTGCTGCACCCGCACCTGCAGAGGATCGCTGGACAGGTAGGCATCGAGGACAAGAGGTCAAAGGGTCAGAAGGAGCTGAGGATCATCGACACCCTGGAGCCGGTAATGGCCCAGCACAGGCTGTGCGTGTCGCCCAAGGTGGCGGCCAACACCGTCCTGGTCAACCAGATGACCCGCATCACCCGAGACAAGGACTCCCTAAGGCACGACGACCAGATCGAGGCCTTGGCTGGAGCAGTGGCGTGGTTCAAGGAACAGATGTCCATGGACAGCGTCAAGAGGGTGGATGACCTGGAGAAGATGCAGATCGAGAAGGTTGCAAAGGAGTTCCTGAAGGAGTGGAACAATCCAAAGGAATCGCGATACGTGATGCCATTGTCCGGAGGATTGTTCAACCAGGCTGCGGCAAAGGAATGGTCCAAGAATACCCAGAAAAACACACGATGGGGCGGTCGCAGAATCAGCAGGACCTAATTACCCGACCCATAGTGAGGGGGACGCAGTCCCCCGAACTATAGATTATACAATAGGATACAATAGAATATGTCCAGCATTCCTCCAGTAAAGACAGTCAATCCAGATGGAACGATAAGCCTTGTTCCTGTTCCTCCGGCGCGGGTATTGACACCATACATCATAGATCCATCGTTCAAATACAGGATGTTCCTTGAAAGCGGATGGGCCAACAAGTCATGGAACGGCGGGATCAAGAACGGGTCCATTGCTTGCCGTGGCGATATCATCTACGCCAGCATAATGGCCATGCCTATCCCGATGCCTGTTGTTCAGACAATCTGGAACGGTACTCCCATGAACGTGTACAAGTGGAGCATCTTCCGTGGGATCGACGCCATCGTCCAATACGACCATGAACGACTTGAGCTGCTTCCGGCAAGCCAGGCGCACATGTCCATCGACACCAGCGTCATGAACATCAAAAAGACGTGGATTGCTTCCACCGGGGATGGAATAGCCCATTTCCATTCCGAGGTCCTTGATGAACCCCAGCTCAGGGTTCCACCGCAGAAGCCATCTCCATATCAATGGAATTTCAACGGATACATGTGGCAAGGCGGATATAGGATCATCGGTCGAATTGGCTTCAAGGTGAAGGATGACTATTATCTTCCTGAACCCGGTGCACAGCGATCGTTCATCAGGCTGGTTCAGTCATCCAGCATTGACGGAAGCCCCATCCCCGGCACCAATGTACTTTCAGAAATCAGGTCCGAAGGCGAGGACATTATGTTCGGAGCTCCGGCTTCGTACAAGGTATCGCACGTTCTTTCGGCTCCAGTCTCGGCATTCAGGCCTGGAGACGTAGTTCCAGTCGAGATCTCAGTCACTCCTGAGACAAAGCCGCAGATCATCCACTCTGTATCGACCAATTTCTCCTGGAATCCAGCGCACCTGGAGTTCATTGGCGTGGATCAGACAACTCGTCTTGCCGGATCGGAGAACGGACTGTCTCGTCCCGGTCCTGGAAAGGTCAATGAATCCGCCATTCCAAAGGATGGAACAGGCTGGCATAATTGGTTCTCTGTTCCGGGGGTCTATACCATTATCAAGGAAAAGACAGTAATCGCCAATCTGATGTTCAGGGTGGTGTCCGACTTTGATTCAACCTCGGTCAGCATCGTCAACCGAGAAAACCCCATCCTATCCGGACAGACCGTTCTTTCCGATTCCGGAGTCGTTGGAAGCAGCATCCCTGGCTCATATGTCCACGGGGTCACATCTGACGCAACCATTACCGGATCATTGGGTTGAAAATCGACTGGGGGTCGCTCTTTAGAGCGGGGGTATGGAGCTTTGATTGCTGCCGTTTCCCCCCTGTGCCCCCTGTCGAACCCCAATCGTGACGAGATCCAAGGGAAACGAGTCGTGATCGAGCCGCGCATGAGTGCGGAGCGACCGCGACCGTTTTTGCAATTGTCAACCAGTTGAATGTTCACTTGAATTCAGCGGATGTTGACGATATAGCGTCCAGATAACCTTTCACGCTAGGGAGCCTAGGATCGCGCCAGAGGCGTCCGAACCGAGACCGTACCCGTACCCTTGCCAACCGTCCGAAGGGCGCATGGACGATCCTAGTTAATTTCCACTTTCACGATTCAGATTGAATGTTAGGTGGTTTGTTGGGTGTTTGTTCTAGTCGTGTTAGGTGCTCGTTCGCATTATGTTAGGTGGTTTGCGACTCCTGTAGAAGAGGGGCGCATTGTGGATAACTTGTGGACAAGTAAGATACTTGCGACCGATAACAACTATTTGAGGAAATTTCGGGAAAGTGCGCCCGCACGCTGTTGCATTTCGATTACCCTTGCCGATGGAACGGTTCGTCCGCTCCGTCTTTGACAAGCAAGCCGCCTGCAAGTCCCCTGCGCTGATGAGGCGCAGGGTAGATACGGGGCGAAGCGTCCGATAACTCCGCCTAGCGTCACTTGACGCATTGTGCGCGGAGTCGCCTTTACCCGTTGGAATAAACGGGGCATCCATACCAAACCGTATCCGTTGCGGATTCAAAGCGAATCTACCAACGGCTTGCCACTGTCGGTGAGCGGGGGTGCGTGGCGACAATGGCACGATGCAAGCGATGTCCGTACCGACCCGAAAGCGTCCGTACCGACCGATAAGCCCTAGCGAACGAAAGCAGAGTAAACAGGGACGATAAACCGAATACCGCTCGATGCGACCGAACGGGCGCGACCAGTTATGGCGCGTCTTACCAACCAACTACCCGTTGCCCCGCGAAAGCGGGGCAACGGCTTTCCTGCCGTTCGTTGTGAACGGCAACCGTACGGGTACGGCTTACCCGTTGACAGTTAGTGCAGGGGCATCCCTGCGGAGTGTTTCTTATGTCCATTGTTGAGTCCATCACTGCGTCTACGAACCGTAACCCGATCAAGATGGCGAGTGACAACAAGCCGTCCCGCATCCTGAAGTACCTGCCAGCAGCGGCGACCGAATCCGACTGCGCGCAGGATCGTTCCGCCCTTCTCTCTGCGTTCGACATTTGCCGCACCTGCGGAATCTACGGACGGGGCGGCAAGAATCCGATTCTCTTTGGTTCGGATGAATGCCTCGCTTCCCTTCCGATCATGTTCCGCGATCCCGTTGCGCAGGCGATGCGCACGATCATCGGCACATTCACTGCGATTAGCGTGGGTAATGCTCCGTCGTCCATCGTCCGCGAAACCTTCGCCGTCAACGGGTGCAACCTTTCCGCGCGCGTCGCTTGCAGCGTGTTTATGGGCGAACCGACCGCATTGAGCGCGGGACAGATTCGCAACGCGCTCGGAGTAGCAGCGAAGAGCGCACGCTGATTCCGTCCGATTCCGTCCGCACAACAAACACCCACGACCCTTCGGGGTCGTGGGTTTTTTTATGCCCATTGTTTTTTGTCTATCGCGCTGGACTGTCGATTGTCGATTGCAACACGCTGCGCGGCGCTTGACTCAATCGGCTGC